TTTTTTTGATTCAAATCCCGCCCTACGCATTCTAGCATCCATGTTAGCAATAGTTTGACGTAGTTGATCTACTTCGTCTGGTGAACTACCACCTGAAGCACCAAAATCTTGCACAGTAGGTTGTGGTTTATATCCTCCCCCACTACCGGGCATACTAAAACTCTTACCCTGACGTGCTGTATGATAGCCTGCTTTGGCTCCACCTACTGCTGCACCTAGAGTTTGACCAATCCCGCCTGCTGCCTGTGCGGCAATATCCCCGGCACCTTTTACTGTACCTACTGCTACATCTTTAACACCTTTGCCTATTGATTTAATTCTATCCATGGTGCTAGGCTTAGGAGCAGCATTTTGAGAAGGTGCTGACGTTGCAGCAATTTGAGCAGCAGGTGGTTGATTAGGATTTGTCTGACTTGCGGTATGTCTTACTCCTGTTGCCGATGTAGTTGCTGTACCACCTGTTGATGTAGGTGTACTTTGTCCAGCGGGTCTATTATTACTTCTTGTAAGTTGAGAAGCCATATTACCTAGAGCATTTGATTGTGTCGGTGCCTGAGCAGGTTCGTTATCCGGGATGGGTCCTAGATCGGGAAACTCGTCGTCATCTTGCGGAACTCCTTGCTGCGCCTGAAATCGTCTTAGATAATCTGCTTGAGAAGGTCCTCTCCCACTAGAATCAAGTTCGTTCAATGATTGAATTAGGTCTGTTATCTTCATGTTTGTTCCCAAAGATGTGTTAAATTTATTTATTATATTAGAACGAACTACGTTCGTTCGCTCTTCGTTTCACTCATCGCATTTTCTACGTCGAAGACGTTTAGTATCATCTAGATTTAATGGTCATACTTTGCCCAGGGCGGGCAAAGTTGTACTTGTAGCATCATCTGAGTTAGCAAGTCATTCTGCATTAGAGCATTACAGTGGCGGTCGGCCGGTACCACGAGCTCAGTCTTTTCCGACGGCAGGCACATATAAACACGCAGACGTCTATATGCCCGTTAGGGAATTACCCTTCATTTTGCCTTTTCTTTAACCTTTTCAAACAACCAAATCACGGCGATTAGTGATCTGCATCCTTGCGGGTAGTGGTTGAGTCATCGTTCCGGCGACGATTCCATCCCTGCGACGTAAAGTCCAGGTCTAGGGCGCATGAAATTAGCCTGCGCTAGCCGTTAACCGAGTAATTTGCCTTTGATGTGTGAGCCATGGACACGAACAGATATCTGTCCGTTATAATAATTGTCTGATTCTAAAACTTGTCTTGTGAATTGTTCTCTTGCTTCTATATAACTGCATTCTGCTTTAGAACTACAATAGTATAGAATTTCGCGTTTGAAATTTTCTGTGCCTAATTGTTGGACGTCTTTGGTAAGATGATCGTTTGAGCCGTAATATGTCTGCCAGTCTGAGTCTATTTTTGATTTAATACGTTTACGTTTTTTATTGCCGTTTTTCAACTTGATTGTTTTGTATGTTGTTTTTGAAAATTTACTTAATTTTTTCCCTATATATTGTCTACCTGAAACAAGATTAGTGATCAGGTAGACAAATCCTACGCAATCCTCCGGTAATTCATTAACTATAGATTCTTGATAATACCAGGTCATCCATTTGTCGAAGGTGATTTTCTTGCAGCACGTCTTGCTTTTCTGGCTGCTTTCTTAGCCAACTGCTCGTTTTTAATTTCTGCTCTACGTGATTTCATAAGCACACGGATTTCAGTCATTAGTTTACGAGCCTTCCCTCCAGAATTCAACTGACCTGAAGCGAATTTGGCATCTTCTAAGATGAATTGATTGAACTTTGCTTGTAGTTGTTCAACTGTTGATGACATATAAATCTCCTTATTTTCTTCTTATATAGGGTCGTTTAGTTTTATTCTTTTTAGCCTGCCTTGCTGCTCGACGTTCGTCTTGCTCTTTTTGTTTTTGCAAAACTCTTTCTTCTCTATATGCCTTTAAACATACTACCTGCATTTCTCTTAGCGCTCGCATCATATATTTTAGATGTTTACGCACACCGTGCCCGTTATCTCTACCGGGTTGCTTTTGAAATAGCAAGTTATAGTTATACAACTCTACAGAACTTTGAATATAATTTGAGTATAAACTTTTGTAATGTTCTAAATTTTTATTCAACATAATCTATATCGTTCGAATAGCTGGTAAAACCGTTTTCTTTTATGACCCTAAGAACATTATTTACTCTGCCTATTAACTCGTCTTTGTGTGATATTAGATATATATTTTTGTTTCGTTCTCTGGACATTTTTTTCAATACTGCCAGTGCTGATTCAACACCCGCAGAATCCATACCTGCATCTACTAATTCATCGATGAATAATAAGTTTATGCTTTGGTAAAGACCTTCCCAAACATCTCTAAAAGCAAAACTCATTGATAATATCAGTCTATTACGTTCTCCTCGACTTAGGTTATCAAAATCTAGATCCTGTCCTAACTGTGTTATCTCAACACTGAGGTCATTTAAGAATACAACCTGATGTGGAAGCCCTAGTCTATCAATGTAATAGGTTAATCTCTTGTTTAGGTAGGTAAGATTCTGATCAATTATCTTTTTGCGAATAAAACTGTCTTTGTTTGTTAATAGTTTATGTAGGAATTCTTGATGATCCTTGAGTTTGACAAAGTCATTTACCACGGTCCAATCAATTTCCTGTATAGCAGTCTGTTCTAATTCTGTAATTTGTTCAGCATAAGGGTTAGATTCGTTGGCTTTTTCTAATAGTGTTTTTTCTAGATTGGCAAGATTATTTTTGTGTCCTAATGCTTCTGCTTCAGTGTCGTAGAAAGTATCGGGCTTAGGGCCTTGCTTAGATATTGCTTCTATATCATTAATAACCAATCCTAGGTCATGAACGACTTTTAGTGCATATGTTTCTGCATCAACTTTATATTTTTGAGCATCTGCTAACATTTCTTCATGCTTATGGTCGTGTAATTGCTGTTCACAGGCATGACAGCGTTTGTCTTTTAGTTTTTCTATTTCTGACAGATACTTTTTAACTGTTTTTTCTGCTTGTAATACCGCAGTCTCTAGTGTAGCCTTTTGTTTTCTTAGTCCTGTGAGTTTAGCATCGTTGGCTAACCATGTTTTTAAGGCACTATGAGCAGTTAGTTCTGATTCAATGTCTACAGATTCGAGATTAACTATTGCTCTGCCTAGATTTTCTAGTTCTTGTTGATGCTTATTTTCCCAAGCAGATGATTTTAGTGCTAAACTGTCAATGCTTTTTTGTACATTTTCGTTAGCAGATTTGACTGCTTCAATCTTAGCAGTCTCCTGTTGAATACGATCTTTAGTATCTTTTATGGCATTTTTTAGACTGTCTGCTTTTTCTGACAGCAGAGTAATGCCTAATAGTTGTTCTATTACTTCACGTTGATCCCCAGCCCTCATGGCTAGAAATGGTTCTGTGTAGGTATTAAGAGCCAGGAGATGTTTAAACATGGTGTGGCTCATTTCCAGCATGTGTTCTATGCTTTTTTGTGTTTCTCTACTATCGCCTTGACTTTCATCTTCTGTATCTTCGTGCTTTTGTTCTTGATCGTTTATGAATAATTTTAGAACATTAGGTTTACGACCTCGTTCTATGCGGTAATGATTGCCACTTTTTTCAAATTCAACAGTGACTAACATGTTCTTACCGTTTATCTTGTTGATAAGATTTTCTTTCTTGATGTTAGTTAGGGCCTGCCCATATAGAGCATAACTCAGTGCATTGATCATGGTAGTTTTACCTGTACCATTTCTGGAACCGGTATCATCGCCACCTAGATCAAGATTTGAACCCAGCACCAATGTGAGGTGTTCACGATCAAAGTCAACTGCCTGAGTCTGGTTGCCCACACTCATAAAGTTTTTTACTGTTAAATTTTTTATTTTAAACATTAGAGATTATTATAAATTTCAAGCAATAGGGTTTTATTAAATTGTTCTGATTCTATATTGACCAGTTGATCTACAACAATTTGATCAACACTTTCAAAAGTAGCATCAGGATTGTCTTCATAGGAGTTATCAAGGTTAGCCTTATCCTGTATTAGGCTGATTTCACGTATGTCATATTCTGACATAAACGTTTCTTTGAGAAAGTTAGCCTCCTCAAAAGTAATGTCAATGTCTAAATGCACCTTAAGATACATTTTAGATTTCAATATTTTATCTTTACCATCTATTAAGTCAGAAAGTTTTAACACTCTGAACTTAGGACAATCTGACCAATTGTGAAATTCCGGCTTTCCTCCCCATTCTAAGGTCATCATGCCGCGCTCGTCGTCCCAAGTATCGGCAAAGTTATGAGGAAACGCATTGCCAATGTATATAACTTTATCACGTTGTTGGCGTTTATGGAAGTGTCCACTGAAAACATAGTCTGGATGTTTGAAATGATGTGATTGCAGTTCACCGTGATCGGGCATCTGCACCATGGCA